TAGCGCCCACTCCGGTATTGTAGGGAGTAAGCTGCCAGGTCGTCGCATCCGTCCCGTACAAAACATAGGTGTTATTTTGCGTCATGATATTCAGGGCGGACGTTGTTGCGTTACCCGGCATGATCGACATTCCCGTACCGGTATCCCCAAGCGCTTCTTCTCCCGAACCATGGTCGGCAGAATAATCATAAGGCGCACCGATAGCGCTCCATATTATGGATGATTGCACCATCAGCAATAGGTAATTGCGATAGGCGATGATGTGTTTCGGGATCAAATTAGACCCATTATCAATCGGCACAAGCGTAGTACCGTCGAACTCAAAGGCGCGATTAATTCCATCACACGCATAGATTCTTTCAGTCAGCGATGAGCCGGTAAAATTCGCGTTGACATATTCGATAGTTCCGCCTGTAGACATGGCGATTGCAGTCTGTACCGCAGCCACGGTAACGGTGCCGGTAACACCGGTTATGCTGGCTGCTCCCGCCGCAAAGTTACCACCGGCAGGGGCGGTGATAATGAACTTACCTGTTGCCGTCGCCCCAAGCCATGCGCCGGATTGCAGGCATACGCGATTGACGGTCGCAGTGACGCCCCCTTGGGTGATTGTTGCGCCGTCTACCGGATAACCCGTTGCCCCCACCGATTCTCCGGTGAAATAAAGCTCATACAAATAATTGACTTGCACCCATCCGCTGGTGGTGGATTTATACATCAGAACAGCACCGCCCAATGTGATGGCGCGGAAACCGTACACCACACCATCCAGCATGAACCCGCCTGATGTAGCACCTACACCGGGAAGCGCGGTAATGGCGGCGGCATAGATTGCCTGCGATGCTACAGTGTTGATGGCATCCTCGGATGCTGAAATTGCATAGAGCGATGCAATCGTAGTACCGATGACTGTTGTTCCTACCTTGATGACCTCGTTTATCGCAAATGTCCCGGTGGTATTTGTAACGATAATGTGATCTATGTAAACCGCTGCGACAATGCCTGTAGCACCCGATGTGGCACCCGTAATAGTCTGGCTGACAGATGGAGCGTTCGTTAATGGCGATGCCCACAATACCGAATATGATGCGGACATTGGGCTGGTTTGCCCATCAAAACGGCAATAGCCGCTTATTTTTGTATATCCGCCCGTTACATTGCATTCATAATTAAGCGCATTGCGAAGGGTTCCATTTTTGAGTGATAGCGTTGGCGTGATCTGATCCCACCCGCCATTGCACTGAATGACATCGTACTGCGTGCGCGGCATTTGTTGTCCTGAATTTCTCACGCCATTGATCCATTCATCAGGCATTCAGGTAAACGAGTTGCCGTTAGGCGCTTCATCATCTTTCCGAATTCCTCCTCCCCGCGAGAGAGCACTTCCGATGCGCCCATGAATAATCCGTAATACATCATCGCTTTATAGACAATAGCATAATGGAATTGAGAGGGAAGCGCGGGGATGTCTGTCGCCAGCACTAGCGGGGATGGGCCAGAGAAATAATCCCCAACGATGGTATAACCTAAATCTGCTATCGGGCCGCATCCGATAGATTTGTCTGGGCCAATAGTAATAACCAAAGGGCGAGATACGGATGTTCTTAATGCGCCATATAAATACCCATTGCGCCACTCGTCGTAATCCATATACTCCATGAACACCTCCGTCAAGAACCCGATAAAGCAGGTGGTATTATTGGATGTGATAGTTTGGATTCCGGCCTGAGTGCCTGTTGTATTAATGGCCGCGCCGCCCGATGTTGCAGATACGGTGAAATTATCTGCATCAATGACTGACTGGACAAAATAGGCAACGCCCGCAGTCAACCCCGTAGGGAGTGTGTCGGTTGTAAAAAATGTAACCGTCTGCCCAACACTCAACCCGTGACTTTGTAATGTCACCACTCCGGGTGATGCGATACTGATTGCCACGACAGGATTGACATAGTTGCGGAATGTCTCGCGTTGCCACGATCCAAAATTTCCAGAGATTCCGCATTGCGCCAAGGAATAGAGCGGGCTGGTATCGCCAAGCGTATTGACGGTCATTGTCTTGCGCATCCATCCCCAGTCGTTATGCGCGGTTTGGATGTCGTTCCATGCTACATTTACCCAATTAATCAGGCGCGCAAAATCACCAGTTGTACCTGCAACTGCTGGCGTAACATCAACCAGCGGAAGTCCCGCAACATCACACTCCATCTGGAGAGTGTTAACTATATCTATGAATCGCATGACTTAGCGCACCATTTTTAGGTTACTGTTCGCTCATGATCCGCTCGGCCCAATTATGTCCGGATGGGTCAATAGGGTTTCTGTCCTCAATAATCGAGACGGGGAACTTCTGGCGAGTCGTGAAATTGAGCTTATTGATTGGGTCGGCCCCATCGAGCATGATGACTTCGGTTTCACAATCATCCGGGCGCGAACGCATCAGCACTTCGACATATTTGCGCTTGGTGGTGATCGCGATTCCACATGGAAGGTAACCAATAGAGTGCCATTTCCCATCATGCAAAATCTCAGCACCTCGTCCATTGACGTAGCAATCCGCATGTTTAGGCGCGTTCTTTTCGCTTGAGCGCTCAATGCGGATTGTCACCGGCTGCTCGTTGTAAGCCAATTGCGCGTGATAGTCGGCATCGTTGTCGAAGCCTGGGGCAATCGTGGTCGAGAGTTCTTGACGCCCTTCTGTGTCAAGATCATCGGCAGATAATGATTTTTTGTTTTCTTGGTGCAGGTCTCCGGTATGGACTTCCTTGTTCCTGCCCCGCATAATTACTGGATGGCTTGATGCGTCTGTCATGGTCTTTCCTTTCGTGCGCCCTCTCGGACATGGTGGTTAAAACGGGGCCAACACTGGGTCAGCCCCGGAACTACTCAACTTTGATTAGGTTCCCAGATTGGTAATGGTTGTACTAAAGAAAGTTGGCGGACGGCTTGGCAGAGTCGCAATATCTGCGAATGCAAAGCTGGTACCAGAGACGCTTGACAGGTTGTTCGTGCCGAACGTCCATGATGCCGTAGTGGTTGCGTTGATCACACCGATCAATCCGACTGGGCAGACACCGGTAGCAATCGAGGGCAACTGGGGGTCGGTTACAAAATAACCCGCCGCGTCCAAAGCCTGAATCTGGCCTTGCGATACCTTGAGGTTGCCCGATGCATCCAAGCCAAGAACAAAAACGCATCCGTTTCCCTTTGTGACCGGAAGGAATGCGGCTCCCGTGGTCGCATCAGTAGTCGGCGTTGCGGTGTTGCTCAGTGCCGCCTTGGTGTACGAAAATCCGCTGATTGTGTAGTTAAAAGCATTGGTGCTGCTCAGCGTGGTAGTGGTGCCAGCCGCTAGCACAGGCACAGAAAAACATGCTGTGAGAGGTGCTTGTTGGAGAATGTCCATGATATTTATATCCTTTTTTAAAAGTTAAACGATTAAAGTTTACGGCACAATTACTTAACCAATACTGTTGGGTCAAAAGCTCCGTCTGGAGCACAGTAAATCGTCGTAGCCGTATCGAGTGGCGTGGTGCCGCCCGTAAATGCAGTTGCATAGGTAATGATTAAATACCCCAGACAAGCCAGCCCATCAAGAGCGATGGTTGTAGCAGTAGTGGGTGAGGTCATCGCCACGGTTGGGAATGTCGCCTTGGCCAGGGTGGCTCCGGGGATTCCAAACCCGGCATAGATGTTTCCTGCCGCATCACCGTAGAACCCGACGATACCGAATGATCCGGCCCCGATTGCATACCCTACCGAGTTGATTGTCAATACCGGAAGGGTTGTAGACCCCGCAATCGCAACGGGTATGCCACGCGAAATGTAAACCAGCGACGTTGATCCAATTTTTGCGGTTGTGGCACCGCCCGAACTGATAACCATGCCGGGGTTTTGCAGCGTGACAGAAGAGTAACGATCACCCAAAGCATCGAGGATGAGCTGGAGGAAGCGGCGACTTGTTGAATTCGCTACCCCTTCCAGGTATTGCCTTATCGTATTTTGCATAATAAACCTCCTTAAATGTGTCTGGAAAATACTACAGGTTAGATCGTGCGTCCGATGTTGGCTATCGCCATCCAGCCGTTGTTTTCAACCATGACGGCTTTCCACCACTTGGCACCGGCATACCCGCGCTGACCATGAATATCGGCCTTTGACTTCTCGCCAGGAGGTAGGAAGGTTGGATCAACAGCTTCAAGCCCACGCACCGCTATTTGGCTGAAAGCATCTTTTGCCAAAACGATCAAGGTGTAAACGTCCACTGCGGAACCGGTTCCAGCCGTGTCATAAGGTGTGCCGCCAGTTGTCCACGATGTTGCAGCGGCTCCGGCGTTCTGGAACGAAGGCATATCGGGAGTGGTGATGATGCGGTAGCGCTCGCACTTGCCGATTTCTCCATCTTGCGGCTTGCCGGATGCATACTTTTCCACAGGAGTAAAGTTTGGCAGGTCGCGGAAGTTTCCTTCCAGATCGGTATGAGCGTAGATGAAACAACCTTCACCGACTGAAGAAGTGTCATAATCTGGCGATGCTTTCAGCATTATGTTGGTCATCTTGCCGTGATTTGCCAAGAGACTATTCATGATGGAGCGCAACAATGACAGGGTGACTCCGCCGTTTACGGTGGCGCGTGTAGTACCGGTGCCACCGTAGTATTGGTTGGTGCCAGCCTTCAATGCGCCCTGTATGATCAGTTCGTTCACCAAAGTCACGCGCTCGCCGATTTGTTCCTTCATCGCAGCGGGAATGTCATCTTCGTATAGGTCATACGTCTTGTCGGTAAATCCATAGGTGCAGGAATATTGCTGCATGACTACGGTTACATCCATTGGCACGATAGACTCAGGAGCGGCTGTGACGCCTTCCTGCGTCAGATGCTTCTGAACTAGCTGATTGCCACGGTCAATCGTGTTGGCATTGGCAAAGAACTGGTTGGGTTGTGCCGATGTTGCGCCATACGGTATCCAGCGACGTGCGACATAGGTATCGCTGTTGTTTTTCGGAAACTTGACTTGACGCCCGGTACGAGACAAACGCTCGTCAGGTACAGCGTGCGCCAGAATCTCGCCTTTGAATTTGTTAATACGCCCTGCGGATAGGGCAAATGTTTGAACGGCCATTTAGGTCACCTCTTTAATTTTTACCGGCTATTGAATCAAAGCCAGCGTGGAAATCATCGACATCGGTTTTTGCCGGAGCATGGCCGCCGTCGCCTCTTGGTTGTACTGCTGCCTGCATCGTCTGGCGTCGAACCTCACCGCGCTGTGCGGATTTATGCTGTTTGTTCGCTTCGGATGCCGCATCTTCCTGTTTCTTCTTGAGTGAATCCTTAAAAATAGTAAGTTGCTGGATGGCATAATTTGCATTTCTGCTCGTATCAATCCGTTTCCTTACATCAGGACTTTGTGTTTTTTTCCAATCCGCGAACTCTTGCGAATGGATTATGGTTTTCCAGTCAGGATGCTCCTCGCTGAGATTTGATTCCAGCTCGGCTTGGCGTTTGGCTGAATACGTCGCCTCTGCTTCCGCTTTGGCTTGTGCCTTAATTTGTTCCGGGTCGAAAGATTGTCCGGTGCCGCGAAGTGCCGGGGATGCCTTCTTCAGTACCCCCAATACTGCCGCACTCAACTCATCACCAAACTGCTCTTTAAGCCCATCTACCACATCATCCGTCAACTCAACTGGCGCACCAGGTTTGGTCTGAGCTTTTAATTG